AAGAATTTCAAAGAAAAGTACACAAAGCCACCTTGCACGATGATGCAACAGGAATTACAGAGCGTGCCTTAGGCCGACTAAATGAACTCAAAGCAAGGATGGAATCATTAGGCAAACGCCAACACTACGAACAGTGGATGGAAGAATTCAGCAATCAGGCACCTATGGATGACGGTCTAGAAATGGACGAAGTTACTATGGAAGAATACAAACAAAAATTTACACAAACAAATTTCCAAGAAGAACTAGCGGCATTTTTCCCCTTGCTACATCGTATCATGAGCGAGACTAATAATATTGATTTAGAATCGTATGTAGGTGAAGACAAGCATGAAGAATGTGAAACATGTCACAGTGATCCATGTGAGTGTGATGATGAAGTTAAAGAAGATGCATTTGATGCATTTGAAAATTGGGCTGAAGCAGTTGAGCAAGGTAAACTAGCAGATGACCAAATTGAAGAATTAAAAAATGCTATCATGCAATTGCCACAAGGCCAGGATGGTCCAAAATTAGATCTAGGTCCAGACGGTCAAACAGCAGTTCAATTCTTTCAAGAGTTTGGATTAGATGATTCTGATCTAGAAGAAAAACTCAAAGACATGGCCAATGTTGACTCAACTACTGATGCACTCGAAGTGTTCAAACTATGGGCTAACGAAGACTATCCTGAGCTAGCCGTGGCATTGGGTATAAGTGACACAGGTGGACAACCAGAAGCAGATGCAGAACAACCTGTAGCAGAAGGTCCAGGCCTCATGGTTAATGGTAAAGAAATTGACATGCGAAGTTTAGAAATTGATGGTGTTGATCCTAGAGATTATCCAGATTTCAGTGATGCATATATCAGTTATGCACTATTCACTGATGGTACAGAATTAAATGATCAAGAACTAGAACAATTAAATGACGAGCACGGTGACCTTGTACACGAGTTGGCTTACGATAGTTTACATGAAAACGAAGAAGCAGGTGGTCCTGCAAATACAATGATGAGCAAAGAGAATGTAATCAAAGAAGTGGCAAAATTAGTAAAAAGCAGATTCAACGAAGACAACCCAGATGTAGGTCCATTCAATGGCAAAGAAAATATTGCACTAGATGTTAAGAAAAAATGCAGTGAAATGTTTGGTGACCAAGTAGGCGAACAGGCAGAACAATTGGCAATGGAATTTATGGAAAAACTCAGCAAACGTTGGGAAGAAAAACACGGGCACATTGAAGATGACGGTTTGGCAAGACTAAAAGAATTACTAGGCAATGTAAAATCTAAAGTAGAAAGCATGGGCGATGTTGGAGGCCATCCTGGCAACAATATCATGAGTGCAGAAGGTGATGACAAAGACAAACCACCATTTGACCCACCTTATAAAAATGTAGAACCACATAAAGATCAATACGGAAATCCGGTAAAACATGTAGCAAAACATTTGGCAAAACAAGGAATGAAACAAGCTATGGATGCCAAAGAAGATATCTTAAGACTAGCAGGTTTGGCAAAATAAATCATTTTTTGCAATCATAAAGGTTGCAATGATAAATAAAACTGTGCATACTAAACACATGCACAGTTTTTCTTTTTAGTCAGTTGGCTTTAAAGAAGAGGCATAATATAACATTTATTAAGGAAAAACATTATGGCAACTTTAGCAGAAATCCGTGCGAAGCTACAAGCTTCAACTCAACAAAACTCCGGCAACGGCGGAGGTGACAACGCAATTTTCGCCCATTGGAATATTGCAGAAGGACAAACAGCAACAGTCAGATTCCTTCCTGACGCAGACCCAAACAACACTTTTTTCTGGATTGAACGAGCAATGATTCGATTGCCTTTCGCCGGAGTTAAAGGTGACACAAACTCCAAGCCAGTAACTGTGCAAGTACCTTGTATGGAAATGTGGGGCGAGTCTTGTCCAGTCTTAACAGAAGTGCGTCCTTGGTTTAAGGATCCTTCATTGGAAGATATGGGCCGTAAGTATTGGAAGAAAAAATCATATTTGTTCCAAGGCTTTGTAGTTGACAGCAAGCTACAAGAAGACAAAACTCCAGAGAATCCTATTCGTAGATTCATCATGAGTAGCCAGATTTTTAACATTGTTAAAAATGCGTTGATGGATAGTGAGATTGAAGAATTGCCAACAGACTATGTCCGTGGCTTGGATTTTAAGATTGCTAAAACCAGCAAAGGTGGTTATGCTGACTACACAACCAGCAGTTGGTCGCGTCGTGAGCGTGCTCTTTCAGAAGCAGAACATGCCGCAATTACGCAGTATGGTGTGTTTGATTTGAAGAGTTTCCTACCAAAGAAACCCACTGATGTTGAACTCAAAGTTATCAGTGAAATGTTTGCCGCATCAGTAGATGGCGAAGCATATGACATGGATCGTTGGGGACAATATTTCAAACCAGATGGTATGAAGGGTAATTATGCACCTAGTACTAATGCAACTCCTGCTCCAGCAGTAGTGGCAGCACCCAAGGCAGTAACACCAGTATCTGCGCCCATTGAGGATGACGAAATCCCTTTTGAATCAGCGGCTACTGCACCAGCGGCAGCACCCGCGGCAAATGGTGATGCTGGAAGTCGTGCCGCAGATATCATTGCAATGATTCGTAACCGTCAAGCAAAATAAGGAGATAGACTATATGGAGTTTACGCCAACTTGGCTTTACATTAAACGCCATCGTCTAACGGGATTAAAATATTTTGGTAAGACGGTAAGAGATCCAATAAAGTATATTGGATCGGGAAGATATTGGAAAAAACATATCAAGGCTCACGGGCGTGATGTAGAAACACTTTGGTGTGAACTTTTTACTGAAAAAGACTCTTTAGTCGAATTTGCTGAATTGTTTAGCGACATATTTAATATTGTTGAAGAAGTTGATACTAATGGCAAAAAATGTTGGGCTAATGAGATTCCAGAAAATGGATTACACGGCGGACAAAATATAGGAATGCCAAGTCCCTTAAAAGGAATTTCAACAGGAAAACCCGGTGTCTGGAAAAATAAAAAGCGACCAGATCATTCATTGAAAATGAGAGGTCGTTTACAAACTATAGAACACTCTCAAAAAATTTCTGAATCATTAAAAAAATATAAAAGATCTGACGAACACAATGCTAAACTGGCAGATAGCAAGCGGGGTAGACCAAATCCTAAATTATCTATAGCATTAAGATTACGACCGATTGTTATCTGTCCACATTGTAATAAACAAGGCAAAGCAAATATGACACGTTATCATTTTGATAATTGCAAATTAAAAAAGGAATAAAATGGGTAAATCATTTGATATTAGTAAATTTAGAAAATCTATCACTAAAAGTATTGATGGATTAGGAATAGGATTTAACGATCCTACAGATTGGATATCAACGGGCAATTACGCTTTGAATTTTTTGATCAGTGGTAACTTCAATCATGGAGTTCCACTGGGCAAGGTAACTGTATTTGCCGGAGAATCTGGTGCAGGTAAATCATATATCTGCTCCGGAAATATTATCCGTCATGCACAGGAACAGGGTATATTTGTTATTCTGGTTGACTCAGAAAACGCACTTGATGAGAAATGGTTAAAAGACCTAGGCGTTGATACTAGTGATGAAAAGTTGTTAAAACTTAACATGGCTATGATTGATGATGTGGCAAAAACTATTTCAGAATTCATGAAAGAGTACAAACTAATGCCTGAGGAAACTCGTCCAAAGATTTTGTTTGTAATCGATTCACTGGGCATGTTGCTTACTCCTACTGATGTAAATCAGTTTGAAGCAGGCGAAATGAAAGGTGATATGGGCCGTAAACCTAAAGCACTTACATCACTTGTTCGTAACTGTGTAAACATGTTTGGTTCGTGGAATGTTGGTATGGTTTGTACAAATCACACATATGCTTCACAAGATATGTTTGACCCAGATGACAAAATCAGTGGTGGTCAAGGATTCATTTATGCATCAAGTATTGTAGTTGCTATGCGTAAGTTGAAGCTAAAAACAGATGCAGATGGTAACAAAACTACAACTGTAAATGGTATCCGTTCAGCGTGTAAGATTATGAAAACACGCTACGCTAAACCGTTTGAAAGTGTACAAGTTGAGATTCCATATTCAACTGGTATGAGCCCATACAGTGGGTTGGTTGATTTATTTGAAGCCAAAGGTATGTTGAAGAAAGAAGGCAATAGTCTTGTTTACACAACAGCCGATGGTGAAGTTATCAAACAATTCCGCAAGGCGTGGGAGAAAAATGAGAAAGATGGACTAACTATTATGATGGCGGAAATCGCCACACATGGTGAAACAAGTGTAGCACCTGTAACAGAAGAAGATACAGAGGAAGTATAATGGAAGAAGATCTAATCATTGAAGTATGGGATGTATTCAAAGAGTATATCTCTGATAAAAACAAGGAAACTGCGGCCAATCACTTTGTTGATTTCCTACTTGGAAAAGACGTAGACTCTGCGACACTAAAAGCACTTGTCGGATTTGATACATATCTTGATGATGCTATTGACATTATTGTCAGTGGTGAAGAAGAATCTGCAGAAGACGAAGAAGACGATTGGTCCTACGATGAAGATGAGGACTAAACAATGTCCTGGTATGCAAAAGTCAGCAAAGACATAGCACACCTTCCTAGTTGTTTAGATCATTTTTACACCCAGATAGAAGAAGCCAGAAAAGAGGTTAAAATCCACGGTAATGTGGAGAAGGCCTCGGCTTCTCTGCCTGGTATTGTAGAACAACGATTTAACCAATTACAGGAAATTGAAGCTATACTCGAATATCTCAACATCGAACTCAGACGAGTAAAATCCAAAGCCTTCAAAAAATATTTAGAAAACTATCAACGTGCTCTAAGTAGTCGAGACTGTGAAAAATACGTCGAAGGTGAAGCAGATGTGGTTGATATGGAAAAAATTATCAATGAATTTGCCATGCTTCGTAACCAATGGCTAGGCATTATCAAAGCTCTGGATATTAAACAGTGGCAGTTAAGTAACATTATCAAACTACGTGCGGCAGGACTTGAAGATATTACACTATGAGTGTATAATAAACATATGATGTATATTGAAGACTTAATTTCAGCCTCTAAGACGATACATCCCATAAAATACAAT